ACACTACGCGAGCGCCGTGAAGCACTGCGTCGATTCGACGAGCGGCTGTCGCGCACGATCCTTGACGTCGTCGATACCTTCGATCCTGATGCGATGACCTTCGGTCTTGGTGTCCGATGCCGCACCGACCTTGCGCCGTCGGTGGTCTTCGAGGACCCGGCGGCGAAGCTGTCGCGCGCGCAAGCGCTCCTCGACGTCGGGGCCATCAGCCCCGCCGAGTTCGTTGTCGAGGTCGGTCGCTACCGCACCGTCGAGGAGGCCAAGCGCGACGACTACAGCGACGAGGCGCGGATGCGCACGCCATCGCAGACCGTGTCCACTGACGTCGTCACCGCGATGTCTGCGACTGCACTGCCGACCGCTGGCGTTGACGACGCTGACGTCGCATCGCTCGCGCTCAACGGTGCACAAGTGTCGAGCCTCGTCGAGGTGGTGGGCCTCATCGCGAGCAAGGGTCTGCCGCTTGCCGCTGGACGTGAGATCATCCTTGCCTCCTTCCCCGCGATTTCGCCGAGTGCCGTCGACAAGATGCTCGCGCCGTTGGTGACGTTCACGCCGCCGTCGACGGGCGTCGTCGCGAAGGTGCCCGATGCCACAGGGTAGCGCACAAGGTGACGCCGCCATCGCGCGGCTACAGGAGATCGTCGACGCTGCCGAGAAGGAGGTCGCACGGCTCCTGTCGAGGATGTCGACGAGCAAGGGCTCGCTGACGTCGTCAGAGGAGGCCATCGCGAACAACCGCGCGGTGGCATCGCAGGTCCGTGCAGCGCTCGCCAAACTGGCCGACGCATCACGCGCGGTAGGCGCCACTGCCGCGAAGGCCGCGACAGCGGCGGAAGCGTCGCGCCTGGGGCTCACCCTCGACCCAGCGGCGCAGACCATCATCGACACTATCGTCGAGGATCGTCTCAAGGAGATCAGCGGCGTCTGGGGTGATGCCGCTGACGAGGTGGCGCGCGCTACACGTGTCGCCATCACGACATCAGGCAGCCTCGATACGCTCGTCCTCGATGTGCAAGTCAAGATGCGCGGCACTCTCTCGCAGGCGCAGTCTGCCGTCGACAGCATGGCGATGGCTGCGGGTCGACAGGTGGCCGTCATCCAGGCCGAGGACGCGGCTGCCGATCTCGGCGAGGACGTGGCCTACGTCTACGGCGGCCCTGCCGATCGCATCACGCGCCCCTTCTGTCGACGGCACCTCACCTCGACGTCGAGGCAGGTCTACACGCTCGCCGCCCTCGACGAGCTCGACGCAGGCGCGGGCCAGCCGGGGCCAGTGTCGGCGTACATGGGTGGATTCAACTGCAGGCACAATCTCTCGCCCATCTCTTTTGCCGAAGCCAAGCGCGCTGGCTACACGGTGATCAGGTGAGCGTGAAGCGCACGAAGCCAAAGGCGCCGCGCCAAAGATTCGACGCGCGCAAGATCGCGGCCTACATCGCATCGCTCGCGGTCGGTCATATCCGCGAGCGCACGGGCGAGGGCCTCGACGTCGACGACAAGCCGTTCGCCCCGTACTCGCCCGAGTATCAAGAGACGCGCCGCGCGCTCGGGCGCAACACCGGATTCTCCGACATGAGCATGACTGGCGGCGACATCCGCGTCGTCGAGACGCGGGGGCGCAGCACGGGATTCGTCGACATGCTCATGACTGGAGGCATGATCAACGACGTCCGCGTCGTCGAGAAAAGCGGGACACGCGACGTCGCAGAGGTGACCGTCGGTGTGGGTGCAGGCACGTCGCGGCGCGTGCGCCCCCCGACGAAAAAAAACAAGCGACGGCCAAAGCGCAAATCCACGCGTGGACCGCCGCACAACCTCTTGGCGCGCTGGCACAATGAGGGATCAGGGCACAACAAAAAACGAGAATGGTTTGGCGTGTCACCTGACGGGCAGAAAATGATTGACCGCGAGACGCAACGCCTTCTCGAAGAGTTCCTTGAAACCAAGTAGTTGCGGTCATTCAGCCTATGTACGTGGTTACATAGGTTGCTATTTAAGCGTCTCGATGCGATGCTGCTTGACATGGACGACACAGCCCTTGCCGATGCCGCACAGCTGATCTCCGACGAGGGCAGTGCCCTCGTCGCCACGATCACGGACCCTGCTATCGCCGAGAGTGTGCAGTCGTTCGTCGACATGACGCTCGAAGCGCTCGCCGCTATGGCGGCACCTGTGGACGCACCCGTTGAAGAAGGGGTGCCTGGATGACCGATCCAATCATCGTCACACCCGCGCCTGCGGTTGTCGTCGAGGCGCCTGCGCCTGTCGTCGAGGCGCCTGCTGCCCCTGTCGTCGTGGCGCCTGTCGCGGTACTCAGCGTGGCAGCGGAGAGGATCGCTGCACTGCGCACTGCCCGAGCCGAGGCCCGTGCGCAGGCCGCTGTCCCTGTCGACGTCGACAGCAAGGCCACACCAGAGATGATCTCTGCTGCGAAGCGCTGGCAATCTCACGAGGCCAGCGAGCGCAAGCGCATCTCTGCCGCGAGTGCCGGTCTCTCTGCCGACGACCGCGCAATCGTCGACGGCGAAAAGGACATCACGCGCGCAGCCATGCTGCTTGCTCGCCTGACGTCGACAGCGCCCGCGTCCAAGGCCGTCGCGCCGGCGCGGGCAAACGGCGCGCCCCCCTCTGCGGGCGGCGTCGACTACGCCGCCACGCTCAAGGATCCGAAGGCCATGGCCGAGGCCAAGGCGAAGGATCCCAAGGGGTTTGCCGAATACTTCTCCTCGCTGGTGCGTGGCACCAGCGGGCGTAAATCCACGCTCGATATCGGGCGCGCTTCTAAGCGCGCGTGATGGTGGTCCACGCTCGCTGACGTCTGATGACGTCGACAGGATGCCATCATGGCCGTCACCAGCTTCTCCTCGATCCAGTCCGATACGCGCACCGAGATTCTCGGTCGTGTGCTTCCGCCGCTCTTCCGTCGCTACCGGCTGTTGGGCCTGCTCAACAGCAGTTCCATCGACGGCGAGCCGTCGGGCAAGCGCGTCATCCCACGACGCGACGCCATCGCCTCGGCCTACGCTGACGTCGAGGGTGCCGAGCCAGGTCCAGGCGTCGCAGTGCCGTACTCGACGGCGATCGAGCTGACTCCTGTCGGCATGGTGCAGCGCATCCCGATGACGATGAAAGCGATCCGCCGAATCAACAGCGGGCTCACTCGTGATGCCGCTGTCGCCGCCCTCGAGAGCGGCAGCGCCGAATCCATCCCGCTCCTCGCCCACGCCTACGAACTCTCCGTTGACGCGCACCTTCGCGCTGCCGAGGTCGCAGGGCTCACGCTCGAAGGCGGCCTGTCCCGCAGTGTCGGCACGGCCAACACCGTGATGACCGCGGCTGTGCTCCTCGACGCCGTCACGACCTTCCGCGCCGGCGACACCGCCGACGCCGTCAACGGCGCCCCGAGCAACGACGACTTGGCTTTTGTCCTCGATGCGATCGGCATCGGCCAGATCACAAATATCCTCCAGACCGGCACGGGCACCGGCCTCGCTGCGCTCTGGGGCAACGCCGCCAGCGACGTCAGCGCGGGCGCTGACTACGACATCGCCACGGGCGCGGGCAACACCTGGATGGGCATCCCCCTCGTCGCCGCCGACTCGGCGCTGCAAGTCAAGGACGCGAACACGCGCTACGGGATGCTGATTGCTCGTGGCAGCGGCGAGACGGGCGCACCCGGTGCCGCTCGCGGCTTCGCGGAATTCTGCGAGGGCCATTCGATTTCGGTCGAGTTCGAACGCAACAAACTGAGCGATGTCGTCGACGTCATCTCCCGCTGGGAGTGGGTCGTCGGCGAGCACACCGACCTGCATGGTGTGCGAGTCCGATACAAGCACACGCTCACCTGAGCATGAGTCTGACGCCGCCACGTCGACGACGTGGCGGCTCTCTTTCAAGGAGTCCGCGTGGAAGTCCCATCTGTCGGTGGCCGAATCATCAAGATGCTGTGCCTCAATGACGACGAGGTTCGGCCTATCCGCGACCTCGGCGTCACTCGCGACGGCACCCCGACC